TACGATATGTGGAAGGAGAACGGAGGTTCTACACAGCCAAAAACACAAAAAACACAGTCTTCGACCGGGAAACGAGTAAATTCTTCACAGGGTCTTACTAATATGTTAAAAAATCTTTAATAAATGCTAGTATACTATATAATAATTGCGCTTTTAGTTGTTGTTTCCGGAATATTACTCTATATTGTTAGAAACTTACTTATAAAAAATGAAAACTACGAAGATGTTGTACAAGACCAAGTACAGTATCTACAAAATATATCAAACGCCATTGGCGAAGGTCAAAAGCACCTAAAAAGTCTTGATGAACGAGGGGTCTTTCAATCAGATGATGAGGTCGGTTATTTTTTCGAACAAATGAAATACGTACAAGACGAGCTAAACCGATACATGCTCCCCCAAAATTATGGCAAGAAAGAGAAGCAAAGCTAACTACTTTACAAAAGAAACAGAAGAGTATATAGTTAAATACAACAATTCAAACGATCACGAATATAGAAATCAAATTTTTCGTGAACATATCTACATCCCCTTTTATAAACTAGCAGAGAATATTATTAATACTTTTAAATTCTACTACACCGATGTGGATAAAATAGAGGATTTAAAACATGAAATAGTATCAGTACTTGTTGAAGAGAAAATAATGAAATTTGATCCAACAAATGGCGCAAAGGCATACTCTTATTTTGGGACTATTGTTAAAAGGTGGTTAATAAACTATAATAATAAAAACTATAAAAAGCTTAAACAAATAGGTTCTTTCTCTGATATAGAAGAGATGTATGAACAAGACATAAAACTAGATGCACCCTCAGCAAAAACTTTGAGTAAATTTATTGATGAATGGGTAATCGATATATATGAACGGTTAGATGATATGTTTTCGAAACCTCAAGAGCTAAAAATAGCTGATGCTGTTCTTACCATCTTTAAAACCAGAACTGATTTAGAAATATTCAAAAAGAAAGCACTCTACATATACATTAGGGAAATGACAGACTGCGATACACCTAATCTTACACGTGTAGTAAATGTACTAAAAGGAGATTTTTATACTAAATATCAAAGAGCTTACGACATAGGGTTACTCACTACTTATTCAGACTGATATATTTATATAAAAAAGTATGAGTTTAGATAAAGAAATATTTAAAGGAAAAACTCTATCCGATCTTTTTGGTGAAATCTACGATAATTCTAAGGAAACCAAAACTCAGGTTAAATCCCTCATTGGAGAATTAAAACCTCTGATAGAAAATATTGGGGATGAACACTTATTGTACCTATGATAAAAGAGTACATGGAGATAGGTGTAAAGAATGATGAGCATTTGATTAAATTAGCGACGGTAATTCAACGTATAGAAACAGCGGCAGCTAAAGGAGAATCAGGTGAATTTGACTTTTCAGACCTTCAAGATCTTTTAGAAGAGCAAGAAGCACTTGAGAAAGAAGTAGAACAAGTAGATAGCACAGAAGAGGAAGAAGAGTAAGATGGGAGTATTTAATAGTAACTTTAGAGTCAATACAAACACCACTGGAACAGAATCTAGCAAGTCAGCTAGCTCGAGTAAGCCTAATGAACTTGTACTAGCAAGAGTTATAGACGTTATATTAGACGATACACATCCGGAATACAGTAAATACGGCACCACAGACGCACTTGGTGTAATTAAGTATAAACTTCTGACCTCGGAAGCAAACGAATTCGAACCAGAAAACCTACCTTCTGCATTTCCCGTTAACGCTTCTGTAAGACAGTTACCATTAAAAAACGAAGTAGTCTTCCTAGTCAATGGCCCTGCTAATGATCTAGAAAGCTCCTCTATAAATAAACGTACGTATTATCTTACGACTATAGCTCTTTGGAATCACCCTTCACACAACGCTTTCCCAAGTGATGTTAATATAGATAATCTTGATTTAGGAGATAACATAAGAGAGATAGACTACGTACAGCCTCTGCAACCTTTTCCTGGTGATATAATTATAGATGGTAGAGCAGGGCAGTCTATAAGATTTTCTGGTTATAACAGCCCTAAAAACCTACTAGGAGACTTAGAAAATCAAGGACGCCCTATTACCTATATTGTAAACGGAAGAAAAGGCGGCGGCGATGATCCGGTAATTCCGGTAGTTGAAAATATTAATTTAGATGATTCAAGTATTGTACTTACTTCTAATCATAAAGTTCCATTAACTCAATCCGCAACGAAATACGATACTTATATAACCCCTCCTGCATTTGCAGATTTATATAGAGGTAAGCAGGTAATTATTAATAGTGGAAGATTACTATTTAACTCTACAGAAGAAAACATAGTAATGTCAGCATTTACTAGCGTTTCAATGACTGCAGGTAGAACAATAAATTTAGATGCTGAAACATATATAGGAATGGATGCCCCTATTATTTTAATAGGCACCCAGAGAAACATAAACAAAGAGCTCAAAACCCTCAGAGAGTATAGATTTAGAGAACCGGTAGTTTTAGGTAATCAACTAGAGTCTTTCTTGAGCACACTACTTGATGTATTAGACGAAATTGCAGTAGCTCTTTCTTCTGCCCAAACTAAACGAGGAAGTCCATTACCAGGTCTGCAAGAAGTAGGAGCAGCAACCACTACTCTTATAAACACACTACTTAAACCGAGAATTAATCCCGGGAAAACATCAAGCTTAAAGTCTAAAAAAATATTTGTTGAATAATGCCAACTTTAGTAGAACCATCTAATTTATCCGGATTTGCAGGAAACTATATAGGACGTGCAAGAGCATTTGTAGAAGTACAGATCCGTAAAAAAGTATTTGAAATACAAGATGAACTGCTTGAAGAAGTATGTCCTTTATACGAAAGATTAAAAGAGATAGTCGGGATAAAGGATAATTTAATACAGGTGGTTGACGGATTTCAAACTAAAATACAACCTATACGAGAATTAATAGAACCTTTAGACGATGCCCTCGGTACTCTTTCTACTATTATAGAAACATTAAGAAACATTCCTATTCCATCAACAGTCGGTGTACCACCCCCAGTAGGAGGGGTAATATTCTCTATTCCTGTCGGGACTATTAATAAATTAAATGATATACTACAGACTGTAGGGAGAATTCTGAGTGATCTTAGCGGCGATGTAGACTCGATATACAAGATTTTAGCTAAAGTCGACGGAAAGCTTGATGAGATTAAAGGAAGATTAGATAGCATAGATTTACCTCTACTAAACTGTGTGTTGGAACTCCCTGAAGATCAAAGAAAAGAACTTATAGACTTAATTAATAACTTACCTGGTCAAGATCAATTAGACAACGGACAATTTACCTATACATCTAAAGCAGGAATTGAATACGATATTACTATAGAAACAGATCCTGATTCACCTGCAGTAGCACCTTTACGCTTTGCAGTTGCTAAAGATCCTGACGGAAAAGTAATAGCAAGAGGAACTAAATCATTTAGTTCATCCACCCAGGTATTAATAGACGAAATAAAATTCAGAATTGAAAATCAACTTCTATAACTTAACTATTTATATATATGAAACTCGATCAACTTAGAAAGATTATTAGAGAAGAGGTGAGAGCAGCTGTTAAAGAAGAGTTACAAGACGTAATAAACGAAGCAGTAAAAATAGCTAGCACACCTTCTAAAATGCAACCAGCTCCACAGCCGGGAACATCTGATTGGTCTGTAGCTAAAAAACCAAGTAAACAAGAGTTAGCTGAAATGATAGGATTAAAAACTCCTCCTAAAGCTACAAATGTATCGTTTACTAAAAATGAGACTATAAACTCAATGTTACAGCAAACAAAAAATAATATGACTAATGAGGACTTTCAGCAAGTATATTCAGGTACTTCTGATATGGTTTCTAAACCAAACTTTGCTTCATCAATGGCTAACCAAATGGGAATGTCTGGAGCACAACCAGGCTTAGATTTATCTCAATTAGATTTTGTAAAGAACGCTAAGAATATATTTGACGCTTCTGTGAAAAAAGATAAACAAAGAGCTGGAGTATTATAATGGCATTTGAAATAAAAAAAATTAACCCGTTAGATTTACAGCCAAGAAAAGCAATTGGTGTTAATATACCTTTTTCAGGAAAGGCAGTATTTAACTCTACTTATCAGTCTAAAGATGCTATAAGGGCGAACCTAATAAATTTTTTTTTAACAGGAAGAGGAGAGAGACTATACAGGCCTAACTTTGGATCTGGTTTAAGAGATTTACTTTTTGATAATATAAATCAAGAATCTCTTAGCAATGTAGAAGAATTTGTGAGAGAAGGTCTTCAACTCTATTTCCCTAGAGTAGTTGTAACCGAGTTGAATGTAGTAGGAGACAGTGACTTTAATAAGATAAATTTTTACTTGAAGTATTCAATCTCCGAAACAAACATTCAAGATGAACTTTTAATTAACTTTGAATAAAAATGGCTCAGTCAAGACAAATAAAGTACGTAGAAAGAGATTTCAATGATTTTAGAAATCAACTTATAGAGTACGCTAAGAACTACTTCCCTGACACGTACAACGATTTTACTGAAACTTCTCCCGGTATGATGTTTATAGAGATGGCTTCATACGTTGGGGATATACTGTCGTTTTATCAAGATTCTCAAATTCAAGAAACATACCTACAGTATGCTAAAGATCCCGCTAATCTTTATAGTTTAGCTTATATGATGGGCTACAGACCAAAAGTTACTACGGTATCTGAAGCTACTATAGAAATTACACAACAAGTAGACCCGGTAGAGGGAGATGCAAATTATAGCCCTAACTTTAATCAAGCTCTGTCTGTAGTTTCTCCTGCAGTTATTGCATCTGGAGATACTCAATTTATTATAGAAAGTAAGATAGATTTTGGATTTTCTAGCTCTTATGATCCAACAGAAGTAAAAGTTCTATCAGTTGATTCTAACGGTAACCCTGAAAGATATCAGTTAAAAAAGACAGCAAAAGCTTTTTCAGGGAATATAAAACAAATTACTAGAACGTTCGGCACTGCAGAAAAATTTGCCACTATTACTATTGAAGACGAAAATATTATTGGGATATTAGATATAATTGATGAAGACGGAGATAAATGGTATGAAGTACCCTTCTTAGGACAAGACACAATCTTTGAACAAGAAAATAATGCATCCCCAGCCGATGCTGACCAGGTACAGTTTAGCTCTAGACTACTAAGAGTGCCCAGAAGATTTGTTACTAGATTTACATCTCAGGGTGTACTACAGATTCAATTCGGTTCGGGTATATCAGGGGATGATGATATATCTTTCCTTCCTGACCCAACAAATGTTGGTTCCGGTACTAGTCAAGGAATAACTAGATTAGATTATGCGTATGACCCTTCTAACTTTCTTTATTCTAGTGCTTATGGACTTGCTCCTTCTTTTACTACATTAACGATTAGGTACCTTGTAGGCGGCGGTGTAGAAGCTAATGTTCCTGCTAATACTATAACAACTAAAATTACTGCAAACGCTAATGCCACTGATGAAACTTTTGCTAATAGCAATAGTGTTGAAGCTACTTTAGCTTTTACAAATCCTAGAGCAGCTATTGGAGGAAGAGATGGAGATACGGTTGAAGAGGTAAGACAGAACTCCTTTAGATCGTTCAATGAACAAGGAAGAGTTGTAACTTTACAAGATTATACTATAAGAGCATTAAGTCTACCTCCTAGATTTGGTTCACTTGCTAAAGTATTTGTAGCAAAAGATCAAACATTAGCTCAACAAGGTAGCGGACTTTTAGAAGAAGCAATCGATAATCCACTAGCACTTTCAATGTTCGTGTTAGCATACGACAGTAATGGAAGACTAACCACAGCACCTCTTACTCTTAAACAAAACCTGAGAAAGTATATGTCCCAGTATATGATGTTAACAGATGGTTTAACTATACGAAATGCTTTCGTAGTAAATATCGGTGTAAAATTTGAAGTACTTGCTCTTCCAAATTACAATGCT